CGTGTTTCTTAATACTTTCCCATGTTGCCTTGTTGTCTTTACCAAGCTCCGCCAATAACTTTTTCAAAACAGGATTCTTGATAGTGACTTTAAGTTTAGCAACATCTTTGACATAACAATTTGACCAAATAGGTTCGATTGATTGTGATACTTGTCCTAAGATAAATGCGGATGAGGTTGTTGGTGCAATTGCATTTAAGGTTACATTTCGTCTTCCGTATCCAACCAAGTGTTTTGGTTCTCCGAACATCTCCGCCAATTCTGAAGATGCTTTGTAGGATTTATCCTTAATCAACTTGAATACTTCGACATTTAGTCTTGCGGTTTCTCGACTATCAAATGGAAGATTTTTGGATTGTAACAACGAGTGCCAACCCAATACTCCTAAACCGAGAGCTCTTTGTCTTTTTGCGAAGTTGTACGCTTTTTCAAGATAGAAAAATGCTCTCTTTCCTTCAATAGTACCATTGTCTCGGATGTCTTCAATTTTAGTCAAAAACTCTGATACCACAGCATCAAGAAAATAAACCATCATTTCAACCGCATCAGTATTTTTCCATTCATCATAATGAAGAAGATTCATGGAAGACAAAACACAAACGAATGATTCTTCCTCAGAATTATGTAGTGCAATTTCAGAACAAAGGTTAGAATTATAAATCTTCATACCTTTATCCTGATATACCTCAGGTGATTTGTTATTCATAGTGTCTGTGAACATAATGTATGGATAACCAATCTCACCTCTTCTTTGAATCACCTTAGCCCAAATCGCTCTTTTTGCTTTGTCACCAGCAATCATTTGTTCCATAAATTCGTCAGTAACAGTGACTGCATGTGTTAGGTCTTGAATCGGAAACCCTTCAGTCCCAATTTCCAAAAACTCCATGATATCAGGATGTTCAACCGGAAGGTAAGGTGAAAACCTACCTCTTCTTGTCGAACCTTGAGAAATATTATCAACTACACTCTGAAACAAATTCATAAAGTGAACCGCACCAGGTGCGTGTCCGTTGTCTGTAATTTCCGCACCTCTACCACGAATATTTCCAAAATACCCCGAAGTACCACCACCCATCTTACTCATTTCTCCAACTTCAGCCTGAGTGTAAAGAATCGATTCGATATTATCTCCGACATTGGAACCGAAACAGCTTACGGGTAAACCTCTTTTTTTTCCGAAATTAGCCCAAACAGGAGACGACAAGGAATACCACCCTTTTCCCATATAGTCGTAAAACTTTTCAGCGAAACCATCAATACCTAAAAGTTTTTCCGCATGTTCTGCGATTGTTTTAATACGCTCTAAAGGTTCTTCACCAGCACTGAGATATCCTCTGCGGAGAAATGTGATTGACTCTTCATTAATCCAGTCAAAAGGTTGTCTATGTTCCATGTTATAAATTTTTAATAATTAAAATAAGTCGTTAAGGGTAATTGATTTTGATTTTTTACTGTAGTTGATACTTCTTTTGTTGAAGAAATCCGTGTGTTTAGTGGTTAAGATTTCATCATCAAACCACTCCGTTGTTTCAACTAACTTTTCATCAACTTCAAATACATTGTCAATTCCTATTGAATTCAAAGATACGTTGAATCGGTGTTTAATAAATTCTATTGTTTGATTTTTTGTTAAGAAATCCAAGTCCCCTTTTTCAAATATCCAATCAATGATTTCTGATTCAGCTTCGTACGCCTCTTTTGTTGCCTCAATCAAATCCTCAACTAACTCAGGAGTCCACCAACTTGGGTTTTCTTTTTTGATTAAATTCACCAAATCAAACCCGAATTCCGCATGGATGTTTTCTTCTTTGGAGGTCGCTTCTACAGCATTACTCAAACCCTTCAAAACGTTTTTGTGTTTGTTGAAGGACATAATCACCAAAAACTGAGAGAATAGGGATACGTTTTCAACAAACATTGAAAATAAAACAACCGACTCAAAGTACTCTTGGTTTTCTACTGACTTAGAATTTGAAATTGATTTTTCCAAATATTTGATTCTTCTACGAATAGCGGGTACTTGTAAAAGATTCTCAAACTCACCATTCAATCCGAGTAACTGAAGGAGGTGAGAATAAGCATCTGCGTGTCTAACTTCTGATTCCGCAAAAGTCGCTCCGACACTTCCGATTTCCGGTTTTGGTAATCTTTTGTAGATATCCCCCCAAAAAGTTTTTACCGCAATTTCTATTTGGGAAATTGCCAACATCGCTCTCTGTACCGCAGTTTGTTCTTTTTCATTTAGATGAACCTTGAAATCTTGAATGTCAGATGTGAAATTAAATTCTGTATGAACCCAATAAGAGTGTCTAATAGCATCAACATATTCTACCAAGTTGGGATACTCATATGGTTTCAAATTAACTCTTTTTGTGAAGATGTTTGGTTGATGTTTCGACCTATAAATGATGTATTCCTTCGCAACATCATTCAATCCATTATCCATAAGTTTGTTTTCAACCATGTCATGGATTTCATCAACATGTGGTGTATTGATTTTGTTATTTCTGAAAACCCCTTTTTTAGTAAGTCTGGCAATTTTTTCTGCCATTTCCACATCTACATTGCCACTACTTGACATTGCCTTGAGAATTGCGTTTTTTATTTTGTCCTCTTCAAAAGGGACTTTGTCTCCACTACGTTTGATTACAAATCGTAGTTCGTTGGTATTAAAATCTGTATTGTTCATTGATTGATTTCTGTTGTTTTTATTTATGGCAAATAAAGGTAAATTTTTATACTGCTAAGTGGTACAAATTTTAATTGAAAGGATTTTGTGGTGTGGACTCCCGTTGTTTCCTCTTTTCCATCAATTCTTTGATTCTGTCACTTTTCTTTTGTTCTTGTTGTTCTTCAAATCCCAAGAAAGTAACCGAAGATTCTGTATCTATAACCAAGAGTTCATTGTCAAACTTGCAATTCTCAAAAACAATACCGTCAGGACCGAGTCTTGACTTAGTAATCGCTATGGTTGCTAGTTTCATTTCTTTCTGTTGTAGGGTTTTAGCAACAGAGATAATGACGTGTCCTACTTGAGCTTTCTTAATTGAACCACCCATTTGGTCCGTGGTTACAACTTCAGAAGATATTGAAGAGCGGTTTCCTTGTGTCGCAGTCCAACCAGCAATTCCTAGTTCATGACACATAGCTTCGAAATGTCTCATGACGGAACCTTCGGCTTTCCATTCGTCGTTTTTCAAATTCTCAGGAACAACACAATCAATGTAATCCAACGTAATTAAATCAATTGGAGTTCCATCCGCAATCATCTTACGAACTTGATTTTTGATTTGATTCATTGTCATAGTATCGGACGGAAGTTTTTTAAGAATCAACTTATTTGGCATCAAGTTTTGAATGTCTTTTACTTTTTCCATAACCTCATCTTTTCTCATTGATAGGTTGTCAGGTTCGATACCTGTCCATATTGTGAAATGCTTTCTTTGAATAATTTTTGGGTTATCCTCAAAAAAGATTTGTAGAACATTATATCCCATACTAAAAGCGGTGTTCGCAATCTTGGTCATCAAGGTGGTTTTACCCACACCAGTTGGTGCAAGAACAACACCAATTTCACCCTTTGCTAAACCACCTTTTAACAGCCGGTCAATCCCTTCAACACCTAAAGGAATAGGATGCCTGTAGTCATCATTAAGTACGTCATCCAACCCATTGAATACATCCAAGACACCTGTTTCTCTCTCACCCACTTGGAGTGCTTCTCGAACCATACTTTCAACTTGGTCGTATGATTCAAATTCTCCATTTGTGATAATTTTTTGTGCTTTATCCATCGCTTTCTGAAGTTCCTGTTGTTTACAAAACTTGAGAGCCTTTTCTTGAACAAAGACACTACCATCAAATGGGGCGTCTTGAATTTGTTTCAAAGAATCCAACACAATTTTGAGTGCCAACTCTTGAGAAATTTCTGCTTTCGCTATTTGTTCAAGAGTTTCGAAATTTGGTGTGGATTGATATTTTCCGTAATATTCCCTCACCATTTGGATAACAAGCTTAAAGTATTTGTTATCGAAATATGCTGGTTCTAAAACATCAATAATCGACTGTGCGAATTCTTTATCTACGATAATTTGGTTGAGGAGTTGGAGTTGAAAAGTGTTACCGAGATAGTCAAAATTCTTAGTCATAAAGTCTTAATGTATTCATTAAATATTAGCGAGAAAGGTCGTAGTCCATGTACTCGAAGCTAAAACTTTCACCTGAAAAAATGTCAGTCAATCCCTTCAAAATATTTTTCAGGCTGGGACGAACGTCAACCGTATATCTCACTTTTGGTGGGTATAATTTTGCGTCAAAAATTCTGTGAAAAATTTTATCATCGGCCAATTTGACATACATGTGAAAGTACTCAGGACCGTCTGTATTTGAGGTGTTCAAAATTTCAGGGTCAAGATAAATTGCTTCTTGATTGTCCATCATATACATTACAGTCTTCATCTTCAAATCATTAACCAAATCATCTTCAGTTTGTCTCATGAAGTAGATTAGGTCAACTGATTTACCTGCGGAGTGATTATAGTTACGAACGTTGAAAAATCTTTGAACCACGATATTGTCGTTCAAGGTCAAAAGAAATTCCATTTTTGTGATTGATTCTTCTTTCATAATTAATTTAGATTTGATTGATTAAATTTTCTTTTTTCTTTTCTTGTTAATTTCAGAAACGGTTTTAGGAAATCCACAAACGCTTCATCTGTTTTTGGGAGATATTTGAAGAAGCCATCTTCCATCATCATTCCAATTATGTTTTTCCTATCTCTTCCTTCAGGGTCGAGAGATTCAGAATAATAAAGGGAAACAACTTCTCTACCTTTTTCGGTAATTAATGGACTTCCCAAGTCCATTATTTTTTTGTTCACTACGTAGTATTCATCACCTAGAACACCATCTTTAGTTTGACCATTCACGATATTTTTTAAGACGTTCAACTTATTTTTTTCTTCTAAAAGTTGTTTTGTTTTTGTTAAAATATCATCAACGAAAAGTGATGTTTCAAGTACCTCAGGAAAAATTTTTACAAAAGTTTTTTCACCCAATCTTTCGATTCCTTGAATGTTATCACTTTTGTCTCCCATGAGTATCTTCACTGTTAATATGTTTTGATGAGGGATGTAGTAATCGCCAAATTTCACCTTATCACCGTTTTTGTATGTATATCTCTGAAGTGGTGAGTACAGACTCGTTGATTCATTGATTAGTTGTAATAAATCTTTATCCGAAGAAAAAATAACTTTTTCCTCGTCAGTTGCAATTTGACAATAAAAAGCAATTAAATCATCAGACTCATTTTGTTCAACCTCAACTTGTCTCACAAAACACTCTTCAAGATATTGTTTTACTCGGTTTTTTTGGGTGTAATATGACTCGAGTTTTTCCTCAGTCATATCATTTTTTCGGTTTAACTTGTAGTTAGGATATAATTCACGTCTAATTTTGGTGTTCTGTTTTCCATCCCAAAAAACAATAACTTTGTCGTACTCGTTATCAACCAGTTGTTTTCTGAGGGTATTGAGGAAGTGGAAGACTCCCCCAATGTGATTACCCTCAACAAACAATTCTCGGACTCCGTGGAATCCAATTTTGAATAGATTATCTCCATCGACTAATAGTGTTTTCACAAAGAAGATATTAAATTTCTTCTTTTTCGTCCGTCAATGTGAAATCTCCCTCAGTTCCGATAATTTCTTTCCAATAATCGGAATGGTCTTTTTTATATGCCTCAATAGAAGCCTTTTCCTCAGTAGTGTCTTTTCCCGCCAAAAACCCGTGTGGAGTAACAATAATTCTTCCGTCTTCGTAACCCAAACCATTTATGTGATTTTTCATTACAGAGACCTTGGTACGAGTTGCGAACTTCACAGTTCTCTTGTCCTTAGTTGCGGTAATCTTAGTTGTACCAGCTCCTTTTTGGTTTCCAAATAGGAATACCAAAGAAGAGTTCAACCAAACAGATTCTCCTCCCTTAGCTTTAATTTTGGGTTGTCCAAAAGGATTGTCGGGAAGTTCAACCCACGGTTGATTAACAATAACCAAAGTGTTTTCGAACTTGGAATCTGCTTTACGAGAACCAGAAATTCTTTGGTTGATACCCATACCAATTTTGTCAGAAAGAGTTGCTGCGTTGTGTTGTTTTCCACCCTTACCATCGTAGGTCATTTTGGACGGAATAGACCCCACAGAATCCCATAGGAAACACAAACTATAGTCTAATTCACCCTTCTCTTGGGCATCAAGGAGTTCGTTGATGTAATCAGTGATTTGTTCAATGTAATCGAAGTTATTATTGAAGATGAAAAAACCATCCCAATCGATTTCACCTGTTTCTTCGTCAACAACTTCTTGACATTGAAATCCCATGAGTTTAGCGTGTTCAAAACTCCACTTTTGTTCCGTTATTATGAATACGGGTAAGATTTCTTTTTTCTGAGCATCAACTGCGGTTTTCACCAAAGCAGTTGTTTTTCCCGTATCAGAGTGTCCCAAAAACATATTGATGTGTCCGATTGCAGGACCAGGTAGTCCTACCGCATCAAGGAAGTCAGAACCCAAGTCAAAGAAACGTTGGGGTTTATATTTTGCTGATGTTGAATATTTCTTCTTAAATGAAGAAAAATCAGTTGTTTTCTTTATTGCCATTGTATTTCCAAAATTCTGTTAACACTTGGAGTTTGTCACTCGCACTTGCTAGTTTTTCCACCATATTATCCATTTCCTCTAACATTTGTGGGTGTTCTCCGATTCCCGCTGCGTTTTCTAAATAAATCATTAGAGTTGCTTCGGCTTCCAAGATTTGAGCCTCATATTTTTTTTTGAGACTGTCTATTGTTTTTTGTCTTGTTTCTTTTGTCATGTGATAAAAATTAAAGGGTGGGGTTTCCCCCACCCAACTAACTTAAATTAAAATGGTAGGTCCTCGTCAGGAGTTGCGTCCGCCTGAGGGTCAGTGTACGACTTCGAACCTGAGTTACTTGAACCTCCGTAGGTTTCAGTTGACTCCGAGTCGTTTCCGTAAACATAACCACCCTTTTCAGAATCCCAACGGGGTTCCTCTCCACGCGCGATTGCTTCGAGGTATTCAACAGGTTTTTTAGCATAAACGTCTTGCCAAGTTAGCTCGTCGTTAATCCAACCGTTCATTGTCTCTTTTTCCTCGTGGATTGGGGTAGGGTCGTCATACATGATAGTAGATACTGTAGTGTATGCAGCACCCTTAGGGGTCTTTTGTTTAGTCAACTCAATGATAAGGTCACGACCTTTATCTGGGTCGGTAATATCACCTTTGTTTCTCCAAATAGGGATAATCTTGTCAAGAATACCTTCGTTCTTGTAATTGTGTTTGAATCTCCAAAACTTCACACCATCTTCTTCACGGTCTCGGTCAATAACCTTGACAATGTAAAACTTACGTGATTTATATTGTTTTGCCAATTCCTTGTCTGAGTCTTTGCCCGTAGACATCAACTCTTCATAAACTTCATTCAAAGGAGAACGCTCGTTGTCGTTCTTTCCTGGGTCATAAAATTTCTGCCATTTACCACCCACCTGAATTTCATGGTACCACGCCTCAACAAAGGGTGAACTACCATCACGTGTGGGTAGAATACGAACCCGACGGGTTCCTGAATTTGATTTGTCATCCAAAAGAAGTGCGAAGTATTTCTTCATTCTTTCGTCCTGTGACATTTTGCCCTGTCCTCCACCATTGGATTGTTGAGCTTTTTCATACTGTGCTAAAACTGCGTCTAATGAACTCATAAAAAAATTAATTTAAGTTAGTGTTAAAAATATAGAAAATCATATT